AGATTAGACATTTCTTCCAAAGTAGCTACATTATGCGAACCAATAGCTTGTATAAAAGCATCTTTTGTTGGCGAATATTCTATAATATCAGATATTCTAAGCGATAAACATTCTGCTACTTCAGCTGTTAAAAATAATCCAGATTGTAATATATGCCTTGTTGCTGTATTAGAATTTGCGGCAGCTAATTTTTGAACACCTACTAAAGCGTTTTTATCTGGTAAACTACCGTCTCTAGCTTCGTTTAGTCCAGTAACATCCCTAATCATTTGTAAATAATAATTATAATTATTTATAAGAGCTTGTATTTTGTTACCACCATTACCACTTGTAATTTCTTGAATAGGTACTTTTCCAGGATTCATATCACCATCTTGCGTAAAAGATCTACCAATAACACTACCAGTTTGGAAGAACATATTTAACGCTTCTTGTGGATTATAATTAGTTCCATTACCTAAGTCAACCTCAGCCAAACCATCAGCATCTAAATAAACCCCGTCTGGTACCATACGAGCCATAACTTGTTGTAACTTTAAATGCGTTAACTGAATCATATCTGCAAATCCAGTAATTCTACCAACTAACGATTCTATTTTACCTTTATACATTCTTGGGGCAACAATAGCGTAATTCATTTTTACTTTAGTAAAATCACTTTTTGGGCGTATCATATTTTTAGCCATTTCCCATTTAAGTAATTTATTTGTACCAAGTATCATAGCGCCATCATACAAGCACTCTATAGATCTTAATAATCTTGAATATCCACCTTCTTTATCTGATGGTGGATTAAAATTGTCATCTTTAGGGATGATTTTATCAGAACCTGTTCCAGTTTCTTTTACTTTATAAACTTCATTCATATAAGTTTTATAATTAAAATATAAAACTTGAATTGTGTTATTATCCTCTCTATCTATAGAATATCTACTATTATAATTAGATCTATTAGTAGCTTTATTTTTCATTATATCTTCAAGATCTAATTCTGAAAGATGTGGAAATTGTTTTGCTAATTCATTTACCGGTATAGATTTTACTTCGCCAACATAATATATATCGTCGAAATATGGAGAATCTGTATAAGAGTAAACTAGATTAGCTGGATCAACGTAATCAATAACAACACCTTCCGATGTATTAAATGAGGATTTTACCGCACCTATACCTATAGTTGTTAAATCATAGAAAAACCTCTTTTTTATCCATTCGTAATTACTTCCTTCCATTAAAACATTAATAGCTTGTTCTTCGGCTATTTCTACAGCTTGTTTGTAATTAAGTTGCATGTGTAATTCTAGTTCTTCTTTAGAGTCTGGTAAACTTTCTTTAGCATTTTCATATAAGTTTATACCAAATGCTTCTTGCGCAAAGTCATTTATTTCTTGAGAACGCATGTCACCGAGTATAGATTCCATATAAGCAGTTCGTTTACTAACACCAAATGGATCTTGAGAATATGCTTTTATGTCATAAGTTCTTTCAGCTATACCGTTTACTACTATATCTACGAATTTAGATATAATTGGAACTGGTTTCCAATCTAAATTAAGATAGGACAAATCACCATTTATTGATAACTCATCCTTATATTTTTGAATAGATTGTTCGCCTCTTGCGTATAATCTTAAATTATGAAAATTATTATAGTTAGATTTGTATCTATTAATACTTCTATCGTTATTAAACCATTCTGTTTCTATAGCTTTACCTACTTTTAAACCATAATCGTAACTTAACTTTTCAGCATCACTTACTGTTTGACTTGGAAAATAACTTTTAATGCCAGACTCTGCCATATTTATTCTTTAATTATTTTAGACATATTACCCTTGTTTTCATATTTAGAAATATGTATGCTTAGTTTTGGTTTCTCTATTTTTGCATTAGGAGCATATAAATGTCTATTATTCGCCATAATCGCTAAACCTGAACTAATAGACGCATCAAACTTTGTACGTTTATTTATATCAAATCTTGACCAATCATTTAATAATTCATTAAAATATAAATCTCCAAATGTTCCATCTTGTTTCATGCCAACGTGATCTTGTATATACATTTCGATTGCTGCAGCATGTGCTTGTTTTATATCTTCACTAGAGTTAGGAATTCCTCCAACTTCTTTCTCTGCTACAGATAATTTATTCCATATCTTATCTGGCCTGTTCATACTAAATCCTCTATATCCTCTTCTTCTAAGATAATAAAGTAATCTAGGTTTATTATTCTCTGCAAGTATTGGCATTCCATAAAATACTAATGCCATTAAAACATCTTCAAAGAATATTTCAGCCGTAGGTGGTCTTGATAGGTATTCTAAAAAGAAACTATTCGCAGGAGCGTCCTCCATACTAAACCTGGTTAAGCCGTGTAATGCTCCTTTAGAACCTTGTCCATCTACGGTTCCTGATATATCATACGAGTCACAAGTCTTTGGAACCCAACTAACTTTAAATCTACCATTTTGATCTGGATAAAATATAACTTGTGAATCTTTTACTCCGTTAACCCATTGGAAATTACCTTTAGTAACTCCAAGGGTTCTAGACATTTCCTCATTATAATCTATCTGCTCGTATATCTTAACTAGATTAAAAATACTACCTTTTGCTTCATCTCTAAACGCGTGTTCAGTAGTCTTAGGGAATTGTCTGTAGAATTCGTTTAAAGCGTCGTGATCTCCTTTTAAACCATCAGCTTCGTTTTGCCAATGCTCTATAATGCCTACATCTATTAGTTCACCATCTGGACCGAGCACATCGACGTCTGGTGTATCAAAAACTGGAATTCCGTACTCGTCAATAAATCCTTCGTAGTTCCATTCCATTGGGACAAACAGAGAATATAAACCAGACTTTGTCTGGCCATTTCTATTTCTCTTTGTGACATCTGACGCGTTATATAGTTTCTTAAAATTGTCTCCACCTTTGTCTAATGCATTTGAAGTACTACCCATCATACATTTACCAATAATTCTACTACCTAATCGTAAACATGTTTTTGTAACTCTCCAGTTATTTAATATATTATCAGGTCTCTCCCACTTACCACTTTCGTCATGTACTAGTAGATTTAGTTTTTCACCATCATAACTATTATCTCCAGTATTCTTCCAATCAATAGTTGTATCTAATCCTTGTATATCCTCTAATTTTTCGTTAGATGTAATTTTCTTCCTTGTAAATTTACTAGCTGGTACTCTATACGCTAACTCTGTTTTAGGTCGATCCATACCGTCTTGAATCGGTTTAAAAAAGAATGGGTAATTAATACTAATAGGTACAACTTTGTCAGTAAACATCTTTTTAGCATCTGCACCTGTTTTAGAAAGTACTCCATATCTACTATCAGTTGCTAAGGTAGCTAAATTAACTGTCTCTGCAGATGACATGAAAGAAAATCCTGAACGTCTATTCTTTAGATAACACATTCCATAACATCTTTTATCCGCTTTACATGCCTCCCAAAATAGATAAAATATTCTATTTGCCTCTCTAAAATCTGGAGCACCAACATCAATCTTACTCCACTGTAAATACATATAATGTGTACCCGCTATATAAGTTGGTTTACCATTATTCATAAACCAAAACCCTTCGTCTCTTCTTTTAAACTCTTCGTCTATATAATCGAACCATTGTTCTTTTTGTTCATCTGGATAATTTCTCCAATCAAATATATTCTTTATCCTACTTAGTTCTTTAGGATATTCTTCTTTTATCCATTTTCCTTTTCCGTTGTCGTGCACTTGCATTCGCACTGGTTCCAACGGCAAAGCAATTCGCAAATTTTGCACTTCATAGATTTCGCCAATTTTTCCAGTTTTTGATATAATGATAACATCATGCTCTTTATTGTATCCATATTTCCATTTTTTACTTTTATTCATACGACTTATAGTCGTACGTTTTATAGGTTCGATTATTTTAACTAAACTTTGCTCGTACATTATTTAGACCTACCCTCTGCGAATCCTTTAAAAACTTGCTCTTTATTTTCTTTTGGTTCTTTACCTTCCAAAAGATTTTCTTCTTCTTGAATTCTAGTTAGTATTTCAAAAGCGTCAAATATGGCTAACTTTTTAGTAGCAGCAGCATTTTTCAACCTATCTGCTGATATATC